TTCTGTTTGTTAGCGTAAATCTTACTTCCAGCAGAAACGGCTAATTTTATTGCCGATAACCACATAATTAGTACGCTTTAGATTTTCTTTTCTTATCTGGTCTTACAGCACCTTGACCTTGTACTTCTTCTTCAGGTCCACCAGTGCCAATAAAATTAAACGCTTGGTCAGCAGTTGTTTTAGATCTTGGATCTATCTCAACTTCTTGCTCTGCAACGTTAACTATTTTAATTTTATCAAGTTTTTCCATTTTTTGCTCCTTTTTATTAATTATCGTCTATCATAACTTTCGCTTGTTGTACACCGCTCTTTGCAAGACTAACTCCAGCTCTTAATTTAGCTAAATCTTCGTTTTGTTCCATTTTATCTTCTGAAATTTCTTGCGCTTGCATTAATTTTGCTCTTGCAAGGTCCTCATCAGCCTTATCGGCGTCTCTTTTTCTTTCATTTTCCATCGCACGAAGGTCAACTTCACGTGATTTTAGTTTTAAAAGAGGATCATTGTCAAATTGTGACGTAATTTGTTTCTCTTCCTTCATATATTCCTCTGTCATCTCTGCAATTAAGATAGCTTTTCTTGATTCTATCTGATTTGTCATCGACTGTAGCTGTGCTTGCAGTTGTGGATTAGTTGCTGCTTGCTGTTGCATCATCATCATTTGTTGCATTTGTTCTCTAAACTCTAATTGCACCTGTTCTTGTGCCATTAAACTAATATGTTCTAAAATATTTTTTTGTATTGCTGCCATAACTGCAGGATTATTTCTAACAATGTTAGTTGACATAAAATTTAAGTGAGCTGTGATGTGTGCTCTGTGATCTTGACCAGGGAAAGCTTGAAAAGGTTTACCAGCTAATGCATTAATGTGTTCTAAACTTGGATCTATCGGTGCTGTTGGCGCCGGTGGTGGTAAAACTGTATCGACATCTTTTACACCTATAGCATTATACATGTTTCGATATATTTGATACATGTTGTGCAATGTAGGATTTGATGTTGCTATTTGTAATTGTGTTTGAGCTAAAGTAATTCTTTGCGACATAGAAAAAATATTAGGGTCAGCTACAGGAATTACATCGACTCTGTTATCAAAGTCAGCTTGTTTAATATTTCTTGCACCACCTACAACATCGTATGGATATTCTGGTGGTAAATATTGTGAAACAATTTTAGACAATAATCTAAATTCACTTTTCATTGCTGCATAACATCTTTTATGAATCGCAGACATAACTCTTGAACCACGTTCTAATAATGCAACAGTTGTTCCAACAGCTGCTGCTTGATTACCATCGCCCACTTGCATATCAGCAATACTCGCAAATCTCTGACCGGCTTGTACAACAATACCAAGTAAATTTAATAAAGTTTGTGATGGTTCTTTGTAAGGCAGTGGAAAGAAAGCATCTCTTAAATTACCACCTGGTGCATCAACATCTTTAAACTCACCGGGTTGTATTGGAGCTGCTTCGTCTCTGACTCTAACACCTCTTTGTTTAAAACCTGCTGGTAAGTTGGATAACGTTCCTGCGTCTAATAATTGACGGAGAGCCGCCGTTGCCGTACGACTCAGTCCGCCAATCATATGAATGAGTCCAAAGCCATAAAA